GGGGGATACCTTCTTGTTCACGGAAAATCCGTGACCATTCATCGGTACGTTGGTCATAGACTCCATCGAAGCATTCATTGAGGATAGGCTCAACGATGCTTCTAAAGTCCGTACTACGCATTGGTGCGGCCATGATTGGACTCCTTAGATGGCGTTAATGGTTGCAACGTACTGACTACGCGAGACTTGTACTTGCACAACTGTGTAAGCATCGCCCCAAGCGTTGTCAACGCCGTTATAAAGACCGATGATACGCATATCACCGACCGCGCTTGATCCCGCAAGGGATGTGGAAATCGTGCATTGCGACAAGCCAGTGGTCGTGGAACCAGCGGTGGCGTTCGTAAAGTTTGCTTGATCTCCGATGGAGGTTTGTGCCAAGCTGCCATCTGCTTGAATGTCGTAAACGATATTCGGGTCAGAATAGAAGTAAGTCACATTCGATCCGGTTTGGTAGGTCGTGTTAGCAGTCCATTGGTTGCTAATTTGACGACGGCCACCGTTATCAGTCCATTCGCAACCAGCGAAAGCGCCAAGGTAGGCGCTGCCAGCAGTGGCGATGATGATGTTACCGGATGTGTTTTGGGCTACGGGCTGGCCTTTCAAAATGCCAGTGTTGTAACCAGAGGCGATGCCGCCAGCCAACGCGACCGCACGATCCAACCCGGTGGGGTGGAACGAAGGGCGAAGGCCAAACGGCTGATTGAGTGAAGACATTAGTCTCTCCTATGATCAGTTTCAAAGATCGGCTTGTTTCACGAGAAAACAGGTGCCGATATCGGTTTATCAATACCTTCAAAACCTTCACCTTCGACACGGCCCAAGGGCTTGCCAGAACTGTCGCGGCCTTGTAGCTGCTCTGCCTGTAGACGGATTTTATTCGCATCTTCAAGTGGCGCTTCATGGTGGAAATGAGCCATGACCTCTTGATACATTTCCATTGGAATCTTGTACAAGAGCATCTCATTACACGCAACAAATCCAACGTGTTCCCCAGCTTTGACTCTGTTATTCTCCATTCCGGGTACTTCTTCCGCTTTCACGGGGATGTAACCAAGGCGAATACGTTTGTCGATGCTGTCGTAACTGTTCGTAGTCGATAGCCAGCAAAGGTGCCATCCCTTGATTTCGGGAATAGCAGGCAATGCGCTTTGTGTCCACTCGTCCTTCCACATCTTGCGACGCTCTTCGGATGACACGAATTTTGTCTCCGGTGCCTCTCGACTTTCATCAAGACTAGCGCGAGATTCGCGCCCACCAGCAGACAATGATTTTTTTAAACGAGAATCCATTCTTAACTCCTAAATTGTTTTGCTTCAAGTGCGTAACGACGAATCATATTTGCACGTTTATTTGGGTCATCCCACATTCCTGCGTCTTTCATTGCGCTGACCTGTTCGCGTGTTAACGCAAACTGATTTTTGCCAATCGCACTACTTGACGCACTTTCGCGGCCTGACCCAGTCACAAAACTCCTTGGTCGCCTTTGAGTTGGTTTCTCATCTGCCTCACCAGTATACCTGTGAGGTAAGTATTTTTGCAAGCGGTTATCTAATTCATCCCAATATTGGGGTGTTTTAGGGTTCCAGCCCTCCTCGGCCATTGCCTGATCAATAGTCAAAGCGACTCGTGAGTCAGGGTCTTTGCCATTTGGGTCATACCATTGGTTACTTTCCATCCAACTATTGGCATGACGCTGCAATTGGGGGTCTGGGGCTTGAATAGTCCTCTGTCGGGGCTGGGCGGTCGCCTTTTTCTTGACTGCGTCCAATGCCTCAAACTGCCGACGGGCTTCAAACCACATTTCCTGTGCAGTAGCGTGTAATTCGCCATTTCCAGCAGCAATTGCTTCGGCCATCTTCTGTTTTGCGAACAAAGTTCGGTTGTGCTGGTCTTCCATCGCCTTATTAAGGCGGGCAAGGTCACTACCGTGGGACTTTTTCTCTAAAACAGACAGTCGCTCAAGCAATTCTTGGTTTTGGCGGCTCAAAAAGTCCAGTTTGTGGTCTTTTTCAGTCGAAACCTGCTTGTGATACTCCTTACGCTTGACCCGTTTGAGGCGTTTTTGCTCTCTCAGGGCTTCAGCTTGGGGGTCAACACCACCACCGTCGGCCATTTCGGCCTGTCGGGCAGCATTGTCAGCAGCATCGGAGTCATCTTCGGGGCTTGCATCGGGGGATGGGATGCTTGCAGGTAGCTCAATCGTTGCAGAGCCGTCCTTTTCCTCTTGGATGACGATGACTTCTTGTTCTCCTTCGGCGCTCATATGAATGCCTTCATGGAAAGTGGGTCACCAGTCAGCTTGGCGATGATTTCATGGTCGTTGAGAACCATGAATAGGGCTGGATCATCATCTCGATGTGATTCAGGGATTGGAACCTCCCAGCGATCACCGCCCCACTTGGGGACGCGAAGATAGTCACCAACCTCACACCATGAACCTTCGGGCCACGGCTCCATTGTGTCGCGCTTCTTAAACGCCAATGGGCCAATCTCGATGACTTTCGCCACCATGTTTTGCCACTTCTCGGTTTCTCTAGTCTCAGAGACCAGAACAATCCCGCTTGCCGTTACCGTCTTCTTTGTCCGACGCAGTTGTACTAAAACTCGTGCGCCAAGGGGTTTTGCACCGGGGTCTACAGCAGGAAAGGCATCCCGCAAATCGGCTGAATTACCAGCCACCGTGCTATCTGTCGTCATCTTCTTCCTTTAGTAGGTTATCAAGAATGACAAGGGCTTCTTCAAGTCCAGCGATATGTCCGACTAGACGCTGGTATGCAGGGTAGTCGGAGGCATTACCCGCCGCCAAACTCTGCACAACAGCCTCTTTACGCGCTTTTACAGCACCAATAAAGTCGGAGGTATACCTCATGCGTTGCGCTTGTCAACGCCCTTGTTTTGGGAGAAATTCCCGTGGTCGCTGTTAGCCTCTGGCATAGTCGCTGTTCCCTTCTCTTTTAATGATTCGCCTGTAATCCAAGCGCCAGCAGCCATGCGGGTGTGCTGGCGGACTTGTTCGCTCTGAACTTCTTTGACTTCGTTGTTAGATGTAGCCATTTCAATCTCCTAAGTTACGTTGGGTTTCTTGGTTAAGTTTCACAGCAGTTTTCTCCTGCTCCTGCCGTAGCCTGACCTCGTCCACGGTCAGTTCTGCGGTCTTGATGCGCTCTGTAGTCAGGTTGTTTTCGGCGTTCATAGCCACCTTGAACTGTTCCGCATCTTGTTTGGCCTTCAATTCCGCTTGGAATTTCTGCACATCGAAGGCGAGTCGTGCCTGATCGTCTGCGGCACGGCGTTGTGTCTCGGCCATAGAAGCCTGCAACACGGCTTGCGCTTCCCCGTCCATCGGTGGGGGTGGCGGCTTGAACTGTTGCATCATTTGCCCAAGTTGCTCAAGTGCAGGTTGTAGACCAGCGAACACTTGTGCAGAATCCAGTTTCATGTGGGCCGAGGCCAAAGATACCGCCTTGTCAATGTCCTTGACTAGCGGGCTGTCCTCGTAGCTTCCAAAGTCCACATCGCCCTTGCCTTGGACGTACTGGCTCATGGTCTGGGTGTACCAAAGCAGGATGTGCTGCTTGATGTGTTCCATGACGTTGGGGATAAGCTTTGGCGCGATGAGCTTGTTTGATCCCAAGTTAGGGTCAAGCGCAAACGACAGGTGCGTCTGGATGTGGGCCAAGTGATCCTGCCGGGGGTAGGCAAACGCTGGACGGCCAAGCGACATGGCACTGTTCTCGTCTGCGGCATTCATCTCAATCGGCTTGCTGGCGTTGGGAATCAACTCGTTGACGTTGGGCACCTTCAACTGTTTGAGCATCCGGTTAACCACGGCGCGTTGGTCAAAGAGGCCGGGGAACTGGGCCGACATCTGCAACACCGACTGCATCTGAGCGATACGCTGGGTCTCTGAGAAGATGTGCGGGTCTGACACAGGCACCACATCGCTGTTACGCTTGAAGTCCTCCCGCTTGATCTCAAGGTCGGCCACCACATCGCCGCGCTTTTGCTCGTCCAAGTACCAGCGGTTCAAGCGGCCAAGCACCTGTAGCACCCGGCGTTGGCTCTCATGCAGTCGGGCGTGGATGGCGGAGAACACTGCGGCACCCTGCTCGATCAAAGCCTGCGTGGTGCCCACTGGCATATTGCTGTTGGCATCCGCGATCTTTTCTTCTGCGGTGGTTACAACTCCCTTGGCGGCATCAGTAATCCAACCTAGCAACTGGAACAACACCGGGCTAGGCGGGTTGAACGGCATAGGCATCGCAATCTTCCTGATGTCGTCTACGCCAACAGCGGATTCGATCTCGGTTACCTGCGTGACTTCAATCTGCTGGCTGGCACCAGAGATACGCGCACCCTTCAACTTCAGCATGGTGGCCGAGTTGTTGATGTGTGCGGTGTCCAGCAAGGCCCGTAGAGCGCCCGTCAAGGCTGCGGAGAGACCTCCGATGAGGTGAGGTAGCCCGATGGCATACGCGCCCCTCCAAGGGATGAATTTGAATTCAACCAGATGATCCAGCTTGGTCATGGTCTGGTCGCCGTCTTCCCAGTTACGGTAGAGACCTAGCACCTTGGACTCAAGCTCGTCAATCATCAGGATGTACGGGGCGGTCTCGCCCTTTGTCACTGTGTCGTCGTCAATGTTCAGCCAAGTGTAGATATGGAACACCCGGCGCAGGCCGTCTTCGTTGTCGCTCCACGACTTGCCCTCAATCTTGGCGTTGGCCTGTTCCGCCTTGGTCATCTCTGGCTCGGCAGATGCGCGAATCAGGCTGATGTCACGGTATAGGCCGCGATCCATGCGCTGCTGCATCTCCCAGCCGGTGATGTCCTGCTGTTCCGTCACGCGCTGGGCGGTGTAGAAGTTGACAGCGGCAAACGGCAGCAGGATGTTGTCAATGGGAACGAACTCGGCGCAAGGGCGGCGTTTGGTGTCGTCGTACCACAACTTCATAAACTGGGAGCCACCAAGCGGCAACTGGGTCAGCAACTGCTCCTGCTCGTCCCGGAACTCCTCAATCTGCTCAGTCAACTGCCAGTTCATGTAGTCACGCTTGCGCTCGGCCACATCTGTCTTGGCCTCGGTAACTTCACCAAGCACCTTAGTGCGGACAGGGCCATCAGGCGGGAACATCTCTTTGATGGCACGAGCGGCAAAGTCCACGCAGGCTTCAGCCATGATGGGGTGGACGACCTTGCTGGCACCGTAGAAGTTAGCACCGCCGGGAGCATCGTCACCCAAGCCAGTGCGTTTGAGACCTTCCTCGTACTGCTTGTCGCGCTTCTCGCGGGCTTCCTTGTCCTTGTCAATCAGGTCAAGGTAGCGCATCCCAATCTTCTCAAGGTCGTACAGGTTGATGGTCTCGGCAAGGTTAGAGTAGAAGTCCTCGTCCTCTTCCGGGCCAACAAACGGCCCCATGTTGGCAATGGCAGAGCCGTCGTCAAGCTCCTCCACCTCGACATCCTCGTCAGGAAGGTCAACCACGGCACTGCCGTCATCTTGCATCTTCAGGCCGTCGATGAATCGCTCGGCGTTAGGGTCTTGCGGGTATTGGGTTGCCATAGTTATCTCATTAAGGTTAAGCCGCCACGGGCCTTCTTAGCACCGACCAAGCTCTTGACTGCGTTGCCAGCCCTTTGAGCCGCCTTGGGTGCGCTCATAGTGCCTTTGATCATGCCTGTTGGGCTAAATAAACTCAGGGCGGTCTCCATCATCGGGCGATCTTCACCGGAGGTTACGTTGTACTTGTCCATCAAGTCCTTGATGTACTCTTGACCAAGGAATGGTTTATCACTAGAGACCCTGATGTCTCGGCCCGTTAACTTGGAACCCAAATAATCAAGGGGTGTTAAAGCCATGTTTGCCAAATCAGCAGGCATACCAAGTGCTGGCGCTAGGATGCCTCGGTTGGCAATGTCCATCGTAGCTCGGGGCTTGTTCAGGGACTCAACCTCTTTGCTTCCCTGATCCTTTGTCAGCTTACCTAATGCGTTTAGAAAGTCCCCTGCGTCTTCCCCGGCCTCACGCAAAGCTTTGCCACCTTTGGGCTTGGGATAAATGCCAAATGCAGCACCTTGTTTAGGCTCACCTGATGAGCCACCCTCATCCATGCGTTTAGGCTCAACAAACGTATAGCCGCCGTCCTTCATGTGCTTCTCAACGGCGCTGTGCCAGTCTGCAACGGCTCCGCCTTGTTTTTTGCCTTCAAGCATACGCTTGAGTCGCTCGCTGTATTGACCAAGCTCGTCAATGTATTGCTGGTCAACGATCTGATGTGGGAAAACCTTTTGGATTGTCCCCGTAAAGTCTTGTGGGCGCTGCGTTGAGGCGATGTGCTGGGCAGCATCGGGGTACGAGATGGTAAAGGGTGACAGCACATCTTGGTTGCCCTTGTACAGCCCCCTGATGCCCTTGTCGTAGGTGTTGTGTTGAGCCGTGTCTGTCAGAGCCGCACCGGGAACCACCTCCCCAACCGAATGCCCAGTCAGATTGACTTCCATGTTCCGCAGATCAGGGCTAGTAATTGCCCACTGCACATCAAGACCGTTTGGCATATTGGTTGCCTGCGTCAACTCTGGCGTTTTCATGCGAGCGTTGAACCACTTGCGTAGCTCTGGGTCGGCCTTCATCGCCGCATACGCAGCTTCTGGGTCAGCAATCCCCGGCCAATTTGGAAAGGTGATGCTCTTTGTTTCACCAGTCTTTTTATTTGTTTTGTCGTAGCCCCCAGCAATTGCTCGGTCAAAGGTGTCCATATCTTTCTTGGACAGCTTGCTGTAGTCAATTGCGCGGAGGTTGGCATCGGCAAAGTGTTGGGCAAAGTTGGTAGCAACTGGCCCCATAGCCAAGTGCTGCGCCATGACACGGTCTGGGTTGTACAGGCTGGCAACATCGGTGATCTTGTCTTGAGCCTGCTGTGCTGGGCCTTCGCCTGATGCCCAGAACAACGGATTCTCCATATCGGTCTTGCCCAAGCCATAGCGTGAGCCGCCTTCCAGCTTTGCGCCGATGTCTTCGCCATTGAGCGACTTGAGGATTGTGTCGGACAACGTGTAGTCGCCGGGGAATGCTACGTTGATGTCACCAACCTTTGGCTCAACTACTTGCGATGGGGGAAGGTCTTTGGTTGGGGTCAATTCGTATTGCAACCCTTTAACGCGCTGGTTCTCTTTCATGGAACGGCCAGCAAGGTTACGAGTGTCGCCAGCCTTGCCGCTCTGAACGTGCTCACCAAGCATCTGCCTGCCCACTCGTTCAGCAGCAGCATTTATCTCAGCTTGAGATTTTGCTGGCGCTCTGGCAAGAACCAAGGGCAATGATCGTTCAGACTCAGCTAGAGCAGCCATGCGTTCAGCCTTCGCCGCCTTCTCAGCCTTGACGGCTTCACTAGCCGCAGTCAATGCGCCTTTGATGCCTCTAACTACTTTGCCTGCGTCTGCCATATGAAGTACCCCGCCTTTTGCTTTGGTGATGTCTGGGTCGGTTAAGTCGTAAGTTCCACGGTTTCCTGTGGCGGACTTGATTTTGGTCGGATCATATACGCCTAGATTCTTTACGCCCGCCTCTTTTACGTAAAAAGAATCGTAACCAAGCCCCTTCAGTATGTCTTGCAATTCGGCATTTTCAATTGCGCTCCAATTGTTTCCTTGGCGAGTGGGCAACCTGCGAAGAATATCTTCAAACGAATAATGCCTCATGGACTCGTCAGAAGAAACCATCCCATTGTTTTTTTGAAGCGGGAACTTCTCTTTGTATCCCTTGATGGCATCTTCTATGTGCTTTGGGTTTTCATAATCCCAAGGATTTTTGGCTTGAACGTAAACAGGATATGTGGTTGGAGACCTCCCCATATCAACGTCCCATTGGTCGCCAGAATACTTGCCAGAAAACTGTGGGTCTGGCGTTAGGAAAACAGCGTCACGATTGTCTGCTGACCAAGGGTCTATGGTATTGCCGGGGTGGCTTTCCTCTTTGCTCATCTTTGCCGTTTTAAATTGAGCAATGTTTGGGTTGGAAGAGCCGTGATACATCACCTTCTTAACAGCACTTGGCTCCAACATCTTGGCAAGGTTGGCATCGCGCTCGGCGGCGGGTAGCGCAACCTGTGTGCCTTCCACACCGTCATTCAAGAGGCCATGCATCTTGGCATTGGCAAGCGACTCCTTATCCATCGACATAGGGATGCTGTCCACGCCTTGGTCGCGCAGGTAAGCATAGCGGTGACGGCCATCTCCAAAGGTGATTCGGCCAATCTTGTCTACAGACACGTTGCTGGCATTCATTGACGGGGCTGTTTGGGCAAACTCCCCAAACTTGTTGTATCGGTCGCCAATGCCGCCTTGCCCTTGTGGCCCGACATACTGCCATTCAGTCTTCTTGAACGCCTTGTCAAACGCCTGCGGGTTGACGTTAGCCAAAACGTTACCTTCACGGGCTTCAATCGGATGCATGGTTACAGGCAAGACCTTGTCGCCAAGCTTAACAGCCGACTTCCCCGCATCGGCCATTTGCCTAGCCTGCGTTAATGCGCCAAGGATACCTTTGCCTGCTTTGAGATAGTCAGCCATTATTGTGAGTACGGATTTACCCGTTTAGTTTCGGTGTATTCCAAATAGTCATCGTCGTCATTATCTCTCGGCTCGGGATTAATGTCGAGGAAGCCCATGTCCTTCATTAAGCGGATGGCCTGAGTGCAATTGTGTACCAGAATCCCGTTAGCGTAGTAGCAATGCTCACCCTCCACCGTCAGGTCGAACACATGACGCATGGTATGGGTGTTGGTAACTTGACTTGGCAAGACGGAACCGAGATTCTTGGTTTTGACAGGTTGGGCTGCAAAACTTCTTTCGGTCTGGAACTTTAGCAATGCCGTCAAAGCCGCACCAAACACATTTGTAAGGGGCTGGATAGTACGAGTTAGGTTTACCCCAAGCCTTGCCCAAAGAGTTCTTTGCGTGTTCTTTATGCCACGCCCTGCCCTCGTCTGACCGATGCCAGTCTGTTGCGTTGCCTCGAATTCTGTTGAGATGTTCAAGTTGCTCCGGGGATTTATTCCGTTTGGATAATTCTGCGCGGTGCTCATCCCAATGCTGTTTGCGCGTGATGCAGGCAAGATTGGCAATGTCGTTGTTGCTGGTGTTGCCATCAATATGGTGGACGTGCATCCCTTTAGGGATTGACCCGTTGTGATGAATCCAAACATCCCGGTGAAGCCTGTGACCAGCCCTTGCAAAGTATCGGCGGTGCGCCGGGTTATCGCTCTCAGGGTAACGGTTGTACTTGCGACCATTGAAGACAATTGACTCGACAGCCACGCCTTTGGATTTGAATGCCATGATGCACCTTTGTAAAGGTATACATTATGGATTGCTTGATTCAATGAGTCAACTCTAGTCCAGCCATATTGGGTCATCACTCGATGCTCGGCGGTCGCCAGTAACCCGTTGACATCCCATACTTCTTTCACGCCGTTATCGTGTACTGCGGTGACTTTACGCAACCCCTCTGGGGTCACAACCATATCACCAACGACTATATCCTTGATAGCCTTTGTTCCGCCCGCCATTTGTATTTGCGTAGATGAATCAACGCAGGAATCGACGTAATCATCATGGGTACTGTCAGGGAAGGAGCATATCTGACTTAGGAAGCCTTCGCACCAGTCACGGACGTAGCCCTTGCGCTGGCTGGACTCTGGAAGCCAGACCCGGCCAGTGGTAAATATAGAGGCGGTAATCTGGAGGCGCTGCATCTTGTCAGCTTTGCCGGGGTTATATCCCCGCACAGGAAGGTGGGCCTGACGCAACTCTTGTATAAGACTGATGCCAGCCGCCTTGTCTTCCACAAGGATCAGGTCTGGCCGCTTGGCATCCTTTCCTTCGCCGTAAGACACCCGCCACTCTTCCAGCACCTTGGGCTTGAGGGCAGGGAAGGTCAGATGCTCTGCCCAGCAGTCGATCAGCAGGCAGGACATCGGGCCGTCCAGTGGCTTGAACACGCCCCATGTCGTCATGGCCGTCGGGTCGTTGTACTCTTTGTCAGTGAAAGCGCAGTCGTAGGACTGGACAATGAACTCAAACTTGGGGAAGGGTTTACCTGCAGGCCAGAGCTTGAACATATCCCGGCTGACGACCTTGCCGTCTTCCAGATCGACGATAGCACCCATCACCTCCTGCTCGTACAGCTTGCTGCCTTTGTACTGCTCTAGCTGCTTCTTAAAGGTAGGGGCAAGGTTGGCACTGTTCTCGTAAGTGCTGGCGCGGTCGATCACCACATCATCACCCTCACGGCCAACCAAATCGAGGATCAGGTCTTTAGGCTTGGGCGTGGTGGTTACGATAACCCTTGGTGACTTGCCTAGCCGCAGGCCGAACATCATCATGTCCCACGACTCTTGCAGATATTGGAAGGCCGCAAGCTCGTCACACCAAGCAAAGTGGAACTGGGGGCCACGCAGGCGCTCGTATGCGTCGGCGGAGATGCCTCTAATAATAGAGCCGTTCACCAGCTTGATCTGGTGGTCTTGTTTGTTGTAGTCCACCACCAGTGCAGGAGGGATGACGGCCAGTAAGCCAGACACGCCCTCAAAACAGGTGAACTTCAGGTCATTGGACGTAGGAGCCAGCACCAGCCCCCGGCTGTCAGGGATGAGCCAGCACCACCACCACAGGGCTTCGGCGGCACTGCGGGTCTTCCCGGCCCCTCGGCCAGCCAGCATCATCCATACTAGGTAGTCTTGTTCTAACGGGGGCGGCACCTGATACTTGTGGGCACCAGCCACCCATGTAGCATGTGCAATCTGGGCAATGCGGTCAGGCGCTGGCTGCGCGTCAAACTCGGACGCGATTTCTGGGTCGGCCAGAATGTCAGCCAGCACGTTTGCTCATCTCAAGGTTGCGGATCACTTCAAGGAACTTGTTGGCTCCTGCGTCCTCAGTCACGATGGGGGCTGCGCCAGCAACACCATGCAGGCCAAGCTTGTCACCATACTTAGTAGGATGGAACTTAGCCAGCAGCTTCAGGCGGGTCTCGATGCGAAGCTTGCGGTGGCCGAGCATATCCTCAATGGTCGTCGCAGCCCCCTCATCGGTCATCACTTGCTTTTGGCCTAACTCAATGGTGTCAGCAATCTGTAAGCATTCTTCGGCGATTGCGTCATAACCAATGTCACGCGCCCGTGCGATCGATGCGGAAAGTTCTTCGTCGCGTCCCATCCAATCGTATACCGTCCTCCACGCAGGGAAGCCTTCGTTCTCTCTGCATATCTGGCGTAGTGGTACTCCCTCGCTTAGTTGCTCACAGATGATGCGAGCTATTTCGGGGCTGTAGTTAGATGGCCTGCCGTTCTTCTTCGGGGGCGTTGCTACTTTGGGCTTCTTGGCGGTGGTTTCTGGCATGACCCATATTCCCCGGTTGGTTGTGTTGGTCGGAGTTTACCAAAACTGTTGGCTTTATGTTGCTTATCTCTGTTCTGCCGCATCCTCGGCAAACCCAGCGTGTACCGGCTTTCACCTCATATTCCCCTATTACCCCTCCGCATTGGCAAGTCCTCATTCTCTACTCCTGTGGATAACTTCGCTGCCTTATTGACTGCCAGAGGTGGGTTTCGAGCATAGCAAGCCTATACCGTACAAAGTACAGGCCCGCTT